GACACACATAAATCCTATTAAAAGCTTTGCTACAAGTGTTATAAATTTATCCATAATATTTTCTATAACTATATTTAATGAGTGTCCTTAATATCTTTTGGTAGCTTCCACCCCATTTTTCTACCTCTAATAATGTGATATACACAACCACCGATAAACCCTAATAAGAATATTAGTGGTTTATCATACTCAATAGCCAATGTACATATTACAATGGTTACAATAAAACTTAACATTTGTTCCATAATATTTGTTTTTAATTAATTATTGTCATTTACTTCTGTAATTTCTAATTTATGAATATTAACATAAGGCGTTAAGTACTTATAAAAGGATTGAAAAGTCTTAAATTTAAATACCTCTAAAGCTACAATAGCGTTTGCAACTTGTAAATACTCTTCTTTTTCAGTTCTAATAAATTCAACAGTAATCATTTTACCGTTTTCAGATTCTAAAATAACAGAATTGTTAAGTTTTAAGTCGTTTAAAAGAATACGTCTTAAATTTTTAATTGGTGATTTCATAATATTTGTTTTTAATTATGGTGCAATCTACATTTTATATTAAGACTACACCACAATTTAACAAAACTTTAACATTTACTCCTTACCATCTAAGTATATCTGAAGAACAGCCAATGCTCTCCAAGCAACCTTCGCCAAGTGTAGTACGCCATCATCATCCATTGGATTGGTCTCGTGGTCTATAAGGTGTCTTATTAAGGCATCCGAATTGTCATTACTCTTGTTCTTATCCCAATACAACTTATCACCATGATTGTGCTGTTTTTGTCCTGCTAAGCTACACTTAGATACTTCCTTTAGTGCATCAGGAAAGTAGGCAACACATCCTGAGAAAACAGGTATAGACTTTCTATCTTCTACCTCCTGCTCGTAATGCAAGGCTGAATTTCCATTCTGCTCCACAATTCTCTGTCTACGCTCTCTCTCTTCTGTCTCTACGTTTTTTAATTCTGTACTAAAATCTCTTGTAACTTCTAATAATTTTTCTAAACTATTCATATTTTATTTTTTTTAAATTAACACTATCATCATAATAAGCCATTAGCTCATTGTCATTAGAAGAACCTTTTCTTGGCGGTCTACCTCCTAAAACTATACTACCCTTTAAATCTATTAACTTTCCGTAAATTATACCATCAAAACACGCCCAAATGATTAGGGGATTTAATTTTTTATCATAAAGTTTTATTAACTTCTTTACTGATACCGGTAAGGGAAAAGCGTTTTCAATATTCTTTAACCTTCCCTTAACTTCGACAAAAGCTAATTTAATGCCATCACTATTGTAGACTTCAAAATCAATATCATTGTCTCCTAATTTTCTATAAGTTCCTTTAAATGGCTTTAAAAAGGCTTCAATGGCTTTGTTTTCTCTTTCTAAGTCGTTTTGAGTTTCAAACCTCATCTTTAATTTATGAATAAGTGTTTTACCTTAAACTCAGGTGCATTGTTCCATTCGTTTACCTTTGCCTCTACAATCTTTAGTAGCTCCTTATGCCTATCTATATCTATCTCTGATAAGTAAACCTCTAGCTTTGTTTTAGTTCTCTTAAGGTCAGAATAACCATTTAATGAGTGGTACAATCTTCTTACAAACTTAGAAGAACTGTAATACATATCAAAGTTAATCAAGCTATGTCTAATAGCTACCCTATCAAAAAACAACCCTTCGTTTTCTAGTATTAAGTCTGAAGCCTGCTGTGTAATAACACCTGATAAATCTAGTATCTTGTAGAAAACAGCTCTTGCTTCAACGTATTTTAGTTTCTTTGTCTTCTCTAGGAAATTAAACCCACATTCATCTTTAAGACTATTTACTATATTGTTATATTCTTTATTCGTCATTATTTAAATTATTTAATTCGTTATCTGATTTAACCATTCTGTAAGTAAATGCGTAAATATCATACCAATCTAAAGCTTGTTTAACTCCTGCACAGGCTAGATACATTTCACACTCCTCTAAGTACTCTAAGGTGTCCTGCAGCACTTCTTTAGATAAACCGTTCTTTATCTCAATTAAGGCACTGCTAAAATATAAATCTATAATATACTTATCCTCGTCTAATTTGCTCATTGCAATCTGTTTTTAGCTTTAATAATGATTTAGCCTCATTAAACAACTTCTTAGCATCATCACCATGAATTTCTTTATACAATCTGTATGTTCTGTTTAATAAAGAATACTCGTTATTAGAGTCTTTAAAAGCCTTAATCGTGTAAGCCTTACCAAAACCTTTACAGTAGTTTATATTGTCTGCGGAGTCACCTATAATCATCTGTGAGTAAAAGTTATTGTCTGCCTCATCCTGAGTTATCTTGATAAGTTCTCTTCTCTTGTAGTGGTAATCAAAGAACCAACAAGGGAATTGCTTGTAGTCTTTATCTAATGACATTATTATAACAGAATCTATACCATTCTTCTCTACCTCTTCTGCCCATAACGTAGCTACAACATCATCTGTTTCAACACCATCACCATAAAATGAATAGTAAGACTTCTTTACTATACTATGTAATTCTCCTAATATAGGAGGTCTATTAGATGTTCTATTGGCTTTGTACGTGTCTGTAATATTGTTCCTGAAGTTATTCTTAGAACCATTACAAAACACTATTTCATTTACCCAAACTATATCGTCCAAGTAATCAATTAATTTATCAAAATTAGTCTTAAACTTGTCAAAAGCTACTGCTACATCAGTCTCAAATAAATCATCCTTGTCCTTTCTATCTTTAGAACTTCTAAAACAAGAGGCGTAAATTAAACTATCTGCATCGAATATTACTTTCATAATCTAATCGTATTTCATTGAGAAAGTTTTAATAGCTCTTCGCTTAGCTAGTGCAGCTCTTCTGCAAATCTCGTTATGCTCGTCTCTTTTGTTCTCTACCCATCCTGTTATTGGATTGATATTGTTCTCCCAAAATCTTATTTGGCTCTTTGTTGTTGCTTTACTCATAATTTATATGTTTTTATTTTGAGCAAAACTACAAAACTATTTATAAACCTGCAAGTAATTTTTTATGTTTTGTATATTTCTGCGAATACAACTCTTGCAATTACTGTAAGGTGTCTTTCTTGAAAAGATATTATTATGTATTTCATTAAGCCTAATACGTGTTGCGATAGTTACCTTGTTAGTATTACCTTTTAAGAACTCAGTGGCATAATTATAATCTTCTTCGCTTATGCAATTAACCCTACCGTATTTAAACTTTTTATTAAGTAGCTCTTGTCTCTCATCACATCCACAATCTTCACCTGCAATAAACTTAACAAGCTTCTTTATTCCTGTAGCCTCTGTAATCTTAGCAATAGTATCTCCTAGTCCTTTAGGTTGATTATCTACATTATCTTTTAAAGACTCATAGCTATCCGACTTGTTTAGCCATTTCTTATACTCCCTGTAATCTTTAGAACGTTTGTCTACAGTCTCATAATAGCCTTGCTTTTCTAGCTTTTGGTAATAACTATCTTTTTTCATATCTTATCAAAGTCTTGGTTAAAGTAATCTATTAAATCCTCTGAGAGGTGTTCTCTGAGTATATCTTTATAATTTAGTATAGAGTTCTGGATTGAGGTCAAACCTATCTTAGAGCCCTTAGAAATAGCTCTTAGCGATAAGCCTTGCATAAAGTAAAGCTCAAACAATCTTTTATCATATGTTGTCCAAGTAGAGGTAATGATGTCAATCTTATTTGTAATGCCCTCAAAGGCGTTGTCTTCAATGTCGTTGTAATCAAACTGTTCCACCTCATCATTTTCTAGCATTCTGTAGAATATACTCTTATTTGACTTACGTAGGTAAGAGAAGTACATATTTCTTAGTGTAGTCCATACATAGTATCTATTCACATCATCTCCATACATTATCTTATCAGGGTCTTTGACTAAATTATGTAGTCTAATGTACATATCCTGCACCAAGTCTTTAGCTGTCTCTACATTACATCCCATATTGACAAGCATCTTAATCCATAGCGTATGATGTACTGCTAATTTTTCTAACATTAAATTTCTTTTATTATTATTTCTACTCTTGGATTCTTTCTATCTAGCTCTGTTGGTAGTATTGTTTCTGTTTTAACGAAGTTATCGTTATCGTCTTCCCAACAACCGTACTCAGTGATTGCATCTAGCAAGAACTTACTGACTATACTTACTACATTCATCTTATCTAAGATCCTTTTGGTTGGCTTAAACACTCTGTAAGTAATCTCTACAGGTGTGTTGATAACAAGTCCTTCCAACTGCTCTCTCATTAACTCTGTGTATATCTTCTTTGACTGACCGTTAACTGAGTGATGGAGGTTTCTGTATATGTTTAAGTTAAGAGCTATACGCCTATCTTTCTTAGTTCTTCTTGGCACAATAACGTGCATTGGGGATATTATTTTGTGAATCATTAGAGGTTCATTGGTTCATTAATAGCATACTCTCCTCCAAAGACAACAGCTACTCCAATAGCAGGCTTCTTAAAGTGCTTTCCGTAAGCCATAGCATATGTAGTATTGTCTACTCCACAACCAACAGCACAACCAAATACTTTATAATTAGCACCAACCACAAATTCAGTAAACATCTCTGTGTGTCTATGCCCTTGCACCGTACTCATCATGTCATCTTTAGCTTTCTTAGTAGCTCTACCTGACTCTCCATGAATGTACTGTACACCATTATGTACAAATCTAGTGTCGTATTTCCAATTAGGTGTCTCTAATACATCTGCAATTTCTTTTACCCATCTCTTAGGTACTCCACCTGCAAATGCTTTACGTGATACAATTCTGTCGTGATTTCCGATACATACTTCGGCTATTGGGAAAGCCTCGTACCATTTAGATAACTTTGATATAGCCAAAGACAGCTCGTCTCCACCTCCCATACCATCAGGGTCAGGGTCATGAAAAGAGCTGTAGTGGTTATCAATAACGTCTCCGATAAAGATAACTTTGTTGCAGTTGTGCTTTGCGTAAACCTCCTTGCAATGGTCTAAGTATCCATCTAAGCAAAAAGGTTCGTGCAAATCTCCTATTACTAATATCTTATCCTCGACCTTAATTAGGTTGTTGTAAGCCTTTAGTATATTGTCTTTTAGTCTTGGTCTATAATCTGTTCCTGTTTTCATGCAAGAAAGATATAAAGTATTCAGTTGCTACTTATAATAAAGTTAATTACTATTGTTAATAACTATTTAGCTCGTCTGAGTTAATTATTTTAGGGATACCATTTTCGTCTAACTTAAAATCAAAAGATTCAAATGGCGTATTTCTACTTCTTTTGCACGATACAGTGATGCAACCAAACTTATTCTCATCTCTTTCTAATTGCATCTGAGTCTCTGCTTTCTTCTCTAAGAAGCTTCCTAAGTGACCCGTAGGCTTATCTGAACCAAAGTTACTATGTATAACAGTTACTATGTGACAGTTGTAGATAGATGTCCAAGTCATTATCCTTTGCACTATTGCTGATGATTCTTCTAAGTTATTTGCATCACTAACTAAATCAGCAACACCATCAATAACAACTAATCCAATCTCTTTACCTTCTTCCTTCATAGATTCTAAGTAGTACTCTATAAAATCTATCCTGCTCTTGTAGCTTACTTTTCTTAATGCAAAGGTATGGTAGAAATCTAAGTTCAATCCTTTGTTCATCCATTGTATTCTCTTAAATACTCTTTGTGAGTGCCATTCGCCTTGTTCTGTATCAAAGTGTACAAAGTGCTTATTGTCTCTAAATGAGTTCATACCTTTAGTAAATTCACCTGCAGGGTTACAGAATGCTGAACCTAGTAAACTAACAAAGAATGTCTTCATTGACTTTGGAGGAGCTTGTATAAAGCTAAAGTTACCATAAGTACACATAGCAGTAGGATAGCTTCTTACACCGTTCTTAGTGTTAATCTCATTGGTGTTATAGCTAATAGCTACGGGAGGGTGTTCTATTTTCTTGTTTATATCTATATTGCATTCCTCTTGTATAGACTGCATGTACATTAAGTGGTCATTCTGTTCTTGTAATTGCTCTTCTGTCATTTGTTTTGTTTTTGTTTGTTTTTAATAGATAAAAAAGGGAGCTTTCGCTCCCTGATTAATTAAAATGGTAAGTCCGACAACTCTTCTTGCGGAATACCTATGTCCGTTGCAGGTTTATTAGCATCTGATTTAAACACCTTCCAAGCGGTATGATTATTATAGTACTTACCATTATACTCATTACCTGTAATGTTGAAATCTACATCTACAAGATTTCCTACCTTATTGTATTTTATGAAGTCATCTACCTTGTCTTTCATAATGTCAAAACTAATATCCTGTGGATACTTATCGTCAGTAGTAGTTATTACAAAATTTACTTTTTGAAAGCCTGAATCAAATGTTTGCTTTTCTCCGATTACTTTAATTGTACCTGTTAATTTAAAACTCATAATTTCTGATTTAATTTAATTATTAATATTTATTTTAATGATTTCTCTACGTCTAATGACACTGAATACTTCTGCTTTACTTTTGATATCTCTCCTCCTTTAGATACAAAATTAGCAACCTTGTTGTATTCAGGCGTACCTACTTTTAATATTGGCTTAGCTTTTACTGCAGGTGCTTTATCGTGTGTATTAGTAGCATCACTGTCTTTGTTATCGTCTATTAACAATAAGTTACCTAGAGCATACTTTTTAGCATAACTACTTGCAGCACCTGTTCTTTGTGGCATTTGCATACCCTTTGCAGTAAAGTCTATAATAGCTTGTGCTGAAGAAGATACTGAACTTTCCATATCTGTAACCTCTATGTCAATAATCTTAGCCTCTGAGTTTATGTAAATATACTCTCCATAACCTGATAAAGTATCTGTAATCTTAAATATTACCTTATACTTAGTCTCAAAAGGTTTAACTGCTTCTAAGATGTCTTCTGCTGAACGGTACTTATACTTACCAAAAGCATTTGTTTGATTCTTAGTAACCTTTAACTCTACCTGAATCTTCTGTAATTTCTCTAAAATTGTCATAATTTATATTTATTTAGTGTTTATTATTTAATCGTATAATTCCTTCCATAGTTCTTCTCTTCGAGCTTCTTCTTCAAGTAATTTATCTAAGTAAGGAGGTATAATTATCATAAAATCATCATCTTCATTACTTCTTTTAAGATTCTCTTGGAATCTCTTTTGGAAACTTGTCATAATTTAATCTGTTTTTAATAATTCGTTCTTAACTATTCTCTTGTACTCTTGTGGGCAACTTGGGTCTGTAAGTTCAAAGATGTATGTCTCTAATACGTCTATTCTTTGTTGTTGCTTAAAAATCTCGTTCTGCATAGCTTCTATGCGATTGTTCTTGTAGTCTAATAAATCTTTCATACTATTTGCTAATTTTTACACTATAGGTTAAAATGTTCTTTGTTCCCCTGCTTTCCTTTAATTGATAATTGACAATTACATCAGTAATATTTGGGTCTTTACTGATTGATGCTTCTATCTCTTCCTTTATATTGCACCAAGTTTCTTCGCTTAAATTCATAACTTATTTAATTTGTCGTCTGTAAAGATAGTGTTTTAATTAAGTTGTGAAAGCAATTTAACAAATTTTAACATTTCTTTAACATAAAAGAGGCAACCGCTAAGTTACCTCTCTATGAACAAAAAAGAATCAAAATATAATTAAAAACAAATAAATAAAGGTTTCTTCAAGTAGTTATCTGTATCAAAATATATCCATTCATTAGATACTTGTATTCTTTCGATACCATATTGAATAAGTCCTTTTACTAAGCTAAATCTTTTAACGTTGTTAATGCATCTAAACTTTATTGACTTACCTACTCTGTGACCGCTGTTGCTTGGTATAGCAATCTTGTCTGCGTAATACTTACTAACATACCCCTGCATAATAAAACCTGATAGTCTTTCTTTTCTAAACACCTCATCTAAGATGAATACAGGTTCACTTTCCATAAAATACTTACCGCTTCCCAATTTATCAGGACTATCAAACATACTCCATTTAAGTACTTTAAGTCCTTCCTCATCCATTTGCTTAGTGTAGGTATCTGTATACTCTACCTTATGCAAAGAGAAGCTGTTTTCCTTCCTCTTATGTACCTTACGTAGTGGCATACACAAATATAGATAATAATATAGTATTATAAAAATTAACTTATTTACAAATAGTTAATAACTTGATTTGTTTATTAGTGTTTATTTTTACTACCTTTGTCGTGCAGTGGCTCCTGCTTTATTTTTATTAAATATTATTAAAAACAAACAATTATGACAACATTAAAAATTTTACTACAAACAGATACTAATAAAAGTGAATTTGTTAAAGAATATAAATCTATTGATTCTTTCAATGAATGGAAACAAACTAGATTAAAGACTAATTGTAAATATATTAAGTATTCTGTAAAAGAACAAGGTGAGATTATGTACAGTAAACCATTTACTGAGTATGGTACTAATAGAAATACAACGAAGTTTTCAACCAATAAAGTAGGGTATTTTAAACCAAATACAAGTGATAGTTATGCTCAAAAGCAAAGTAGAAATAACCATTTAGCATTGTCGGGTAATGATTTAGTAAATCTTAGTATGACTCCACAAAAGCATAAAAAACTAATGAAATGGATAAATTCAGGTGTACCTATTACAGATACTGAAGTAAGGAAAATTAAATCTATGATGTGTAGTACAAAGTTAACTTTACATCAATATAATTTTATTAAACAAATTCAAGATACAGTATCAAGAAGAGTAAAGGTATAATTACTTAAGGTGTTTATCTATTACCTTTCTTGCAAAAGACCTAAATCCTAATACATCTATAACAATAGCACCAAGAACGTATTTATACCAAGTAGGTAATTGATTTAAGTTCTCGTATGATAGTTTTATATCACTTGATAGGTTTATAAAGTTAGACTCCTTAAAAGCTATTATAAAGGGTGTAATAGTAGCTATAAAAACAGGAGTCAAGAATAGATAAGTAATAACCTCATCTTTAAAACTATGCTTCTTATCTTGTGCTGTAATTAAGTCAATCTGATTATCACTATCTGTATTAGAAAGTATTCTATCAACATTAGCTTTAGTCTGTGCTTCTATAATAGCAAATTCTTGTTCTACTTTAATTTGCTTAAGCTTAGACCTATTAGACAAAAAGTCTTTACCTATTCCTAGTAAGTTACCTATTAAACCAAATACGCTCATAATTATATTAATAAGTCCATATTACATTCTGTGATTTATTAAAATCTAAATCTACATGAATAAAAGTTCCTGCAACACCTATACGGCTAAAACCAACTACCAATAAGGCATCCAATATTAAAAAACGTGTTCTACTATCCTTTGCAGATATATCTACCGCTAAACCCTTAATATGGCTTGAGGTTGGATTTCTAATAGACTCAGGATGCTTTGGACTCCTATAGGCAGAGTTTATAATAAATGGTATTCCTGCATATTCCCTTGCCTCATCTAGCTTGGCAAGGAAATCTACATTCATATTCTCTTCAATACCTTTAAAGTATTTACTCATTATTCTTCTTATTCATTAAATACCATTTTTGACAAGTATATCCGATAACAATTGCCGTCAAGGTTATCTTCATTCCTATTTCTATAGCAGAAAAGTTGATAGCCATTGCAAGGCTATTTAAACCGTATATCTTCAAGTCAATTAATTTCATTAGAATTTATGCTCTAAGTAATTTAATCCTGCAAATCCATGCATTCCTTCAGTATCTAAGTTTACGCTGTATGTTTTCCATCCATATGGGTGGTCTTCTTGGTCAGTAAAAATTGCATCTACGTGCCACATTTCAGATAAAACTGCTTCTGTAACTACCTCTCCTTCTTCGTCTAATACTGCTTCCTCTAAAACAATGTTACCTAATTGTACAACACTAAATTCAAAGTCAGGTAACACCTCTCCTTGGTCACTTGTTGTGTGCAATGAGTCATATTTGTCTAAAAATTGCTCTTTACTATTGAATTGATACTTTGCGATATTTAATTTCATAATCTTATTATTTTGTAAGTGTTGCTAATTGTGAATCTGTTAATATTGTGGTATAAATTTTCATGTCTTTTATTTTTCCGAAGAAAGGATTTAAACCCCCTGTGTTGTCAAAAGTCAACCTGTTTAAGGTAAAAGCACCTATAGAACCACTTGTATCTGTTACACCTACCTGAACTCCGTTAACAAACAGTTTAAATTCGTTTAATTTGTATTGAAAAGCTACTTTAATAAACTCAGTATTTATGTTATTGTAAGTTATAGCTGCTGAATATGAAGAACCATCGAAGTAAAGAGCCTGTAATAAAGTGCCTCTAAATCTTAAATTAACACCGTTATTTAAATTCCCATCGCTTAAATTTATTTGTGAAGAATAATCTGCACCATTTAAAGAATAATCATTCGCTAGAGCAGCCATTTCTACATATAAAACTCCTTCATCACTATTGATAATACCACTTTGAAATGTTTGATTTGCGGTTTCTGCTAACCTTGTTTGTGCGCTTCCTGAGGTAGAGATATAAGATGTAGCATAAGCTAATTTTTCAAACTGCCAACCCCAAGTATAGATACTATTTGTTCCATCTCTTGTAATATTTGTATCTGTTCCATTATCACTTAATCTCATAGTTAAATTACCCTCTGTATCAGTTGGATCAGTTGTAAAAGTATTTATACAACGATACCAACCATTACCGTAATCTTCTATACTTGCAGTAATACCTGTACCTTGACTAACTACCGTTCCTAAATTCAAATCAAAATAAGAATTAACATCGTTCGGAGTAGTAAAAGCACCTGTTCTAATAGATATAAAATCATTCCCCTTCTTCTTTGCAAAAAATGAAAAAGTATAAGTTGAAGAAATATCCACCGTAACACTTTCAAATACTTGTGAAGTCCCTGTACTTCCATCATTATTATCTGTTACAGAGCCACCGTTTAAAGTTCCATCAGGAGAAGTTGTTACATCGTCAGCAACCACCTCATTATTTCCTGAATAACCGCTAAAAACTTGTGATTGAAGTATTAGATTTGTAGACTGTGGTTCTACTAAATAAGCACCTTGTGTGTTTGATAAATAATCTACTCTTGGCATACCATTCACAACTGTTTCTACTAAACCTGTTTTATTTACTACTGTAGCAATACTTGCTCTTGTATTTGAAAATGCCAAAGGTTTAAAGTTTGCATTTTGATTATTAAATCCTAAGATTCTATCTTTTTTAGTTGCCCATTTTCCGTTTCCGAAATTAAATGTATTTGCCATATTATATTGTATAATTTAATGATGTTGCCATTTCGCTAAATGAAGTGTAAGAACTTAATGTTTCTAGCTCTGCATTAATTAATCCTGATTTATAAATTTTTACTCCTTTGACTTCTCCTACAGTATTAAAACCTGAAGTGTACCATAGTCCTAAATCAAACTCGCTAAGACCCGTAATCGCACTTGGTGTAAATGCGCTAGTATACCCTATTCCATTGACATACAATTTCCAATCATTTGCTTTGAATCTTACTGCTATTTTTAGATTCTCTTTGTCAGCAAAAGGAGGTGTAATTACAACAATGTTTGATAATCCATCTGCATAAAGTCTGATTGAACCATTATCTCTAAGTTGAAGTACAACTGTATCATCAGAAGCAGAACTACTTGAGCCATCAGATAAACTTATGTATCTAGTTATATCTTTTCCAATAGTTTCTAATTCGACAAAAAGAACACCTTCACTACTGTTTATGTAAGGTGATAATGAGGGTTTATTTACGGTTTCTACTCCTCTAGTCTCTACATTACCCAATAGTGTAGGAATTAAAGACGTTGCAAAAGGAGTTTTCTCTAGTTGTGCTCCGAATATGCCTAATTCACCATTATTAGCTGAAGTTCCAATTATTCCTGCATAAATATTAGTATCTAAGGTCGTGTCATCGCTTGTCAAACTAATTGAAACCCGAACCCAACCATTAGTTAAATTTTCTACATTGCTTGAAATAAATCCCGATTGATTTCCTGAACCTGCATTAGTAACAACTCCTGTTAATAAATTAAAATTTTTCCTAACATCGTTAGTCGCTCCTGCAACTCTTAAACCAACATAGTTACTTGTTTTTATTTTAACGAAAACGCTATAAGTATAAATTTGACCACTCACAGCACTTGAGTTAAATTTTGCAATACCCCCAAAGTTATCTGTTTTAGTTATCGTGCTTGCGTTTAATGTTCCATCAGGGGATATTAAGTTATTTGCATTGAGGATAGAAGTGCCTATTATCCAATTGCTGAAATCTTGACTATAGGTAATTATGTTTGTTACACTTGGTTCTAATAAGAAAGATGGACAGCTACCACTAGTATAATCTAAACGAGGTACACCGTTTAATACTGTTTCAATCAAACCTTGTGAGTTCGTTCTTGTTGCTGTTCCTGACCTTGTAAAATTTAAATCAGAACCACCATCTGTGGGTAGCACACTATAAATTTTATTTGCCTTATACCCTGAAGGTATCATTGATATACTTGGAATTGTTGCCATATTTTTTATTAATTTATTATCTTACTATTTATTATTTAACGCAAATTAAAGATTCTACGTTTCCACCATCTCCAATAACTCTATAATAATAATCCCAACCTGCTTCATTGAAAGCAATGTTAAATCCTATATTAGTTAAAGCATCTACACCTGATTGACGTTCACTTGATTTGTAAAGTAACTTTGCTGATGTTTTTTCCAAAGCCGTAAAGTTAAGTAAGTAACCACTTAAATCCAACATACTTTCTCCTGTGACAACATCACTATCAGTCATATCAGAACCAAATTCAGCACCTGATAAAAACAAGTTTCCATTGTTGTCTTGTATAATTATACTAGGTCTTCCTGTTGCTAATTTACCTACATTTATAAAGTCTTCTTCACTTAACTTACTTAAGGTCATTTTTAAGGTCTGCTCGTAAAAAGTAGTTCCGTTATTTCTGTTAGATTTGATCTTTTCTGAATAAGAAGAACTTGGTCTTACGTCATATTTAAAAGCTGCAGGACTACCTTGAACACTTGTAACTATAGAACCTTTAGAGTTGTATCCAATACTTGTTATATCACCGTAGTTAACAAAGTAGATGTAATCTATACCACCAACATTGTTCTTACAAGGCTCTATTCTATTTGTTCTAATTTGACAACTCATTTTTATTATTTTTATTTATACTAAGGTTGTTTAATTTATCTTCTTTTACTTTCTCATAAAATGCAGCTAACCTTACTATGTTAACTACTTTTGTTTTATATGTCTTTTTTTTACTACCCTCCATTATAAAACCCAACTTGAAAAGTTATCTGTATCCTTGTCGGGGTACATATCTCCATTTTGGTTATTATTATATTCAGGGTATAGATTACTGTTGTTGGATATGTAATCTAAGTATCTTCTTGTGTAAAATTCTGCTCTGTCGTTAATTTTAGACATCATTCTGTCAATGTCACTAAAGTCAACAGTATCAGACTCTTCTCCTCTGTGCTTTGCTACACCTCCATTATCTATTTTAAACATACTAAAAGGCAAGTACTCTGCCTGAGTAAACCAAGTTAGCATTGGCTTAATATAAGTGTCTCTAAGAAGCTTATAATCGCTATTAGCAGCAAGGTCTATGTCTCCTGAGATAATTAAGGCTTGTAATTTATCATAAAGACGTCCACCTAAGTAGTTTTGGATATGTATATCTTGAGCTACCTCAATGTAGTGAATTAATTTGTCAGCATCTGTGTTTCCACTTATGATTGACCTTGCTTTTAAATCTTGTACTGTGATGAATAATGCTTTCATTATTGTCCTATTATTTTCTTGATTCTACTTAAAACACTTGGATAAGCTCCTTTGTCAGGTCTGTCTATCATTCGCTCAGAAATCTCTTTTGGATTATTAGGCTTTTTAAGACCATTTCCATAAGCTGTATCTTCATTTACCTTCTTACCACTTGATTTCTTATAGACCTGTAATTCCCAATAATGGTGACAATTTTTACCTCCTTTAAATTTTAATAGAGAATAATTAGCTTTATTGTGTCCTAACTCTTTATTGACACCTCTAAAAGACATCATGTTAATATCCTCTTTTCTAAATACTACCTTCTTACTTGTTAAAGCTTCCATTTTCTTACAGAACACTCTACTGTCAGCTGATTTTCTTTGTGGGGAATAAGAGTATCTTACTTTGTAAACATTATTGTCTTGAGATGAAGCTTTATCAGAATAAGCTATTTCAGCCATTTTAAGAGCTTCTTTTCCCTCTTCATATACTTCACTATGGATTAGCTCCCATTCATCGCTTAAAACCTCTCCTAGCTCCTCTAATTGATTGTATAAGTCATCACCATCATTATCAGAAAAGTCTTCTGCATCTTTTTCAGCTGAAAGCTTCTCTCCTGTTTCCTCTTCTTTTCTTACTTTGGTAGATATATTATCCATCTCTGTAAATTCGATAGGCTGTAGTGTAACAAAGTATAAATCTTGGAATATCTTATTAAACTCAAGTATTTCTGTTAAGCCGTAAATTATTCCATCCTGCAAGGGTCTTATAATAACATTGTCCATTAAAACAGATGCTGTTCTTAATTCCTCTGCATTGTTACCAAATCCGGTATTATCTTTAATACCTAGTAAAATTGGTGACACAATACCATGTCCTAACATTATTTTTTCTCGTGCTTCATCGGACAAAAATTGATACTGTGCATGAGCATCAGGTAAGTGTATAGCCTCTATGTCAGCTTTAGTCTCAGCACTTTCGTTAAATGCTATAATAGCCTTACCGCTATTTGAACTACCTGAAAACTTATCGTTAATTTTGTTTTCTATTGTTGTCTGAGTCTCTTCATTAGGTACTCCATTGTTAAAGTTGACAAATAAACTAGGCTGTAAACCATTCTGTATATTGGATATGTGATAGTTCGATACCTCTGACTCAAGCTCAGAATATTGTAAAGAAGCCTGATAATCAACGGTAGCATAATAATAAAATCCACTTCTATATGGTTTAAAGACGTAAATCTCATTAACTTCTGACTTACTACCATTTCCAAATGAAGCTAATCTCTTAGGCTTGTCAGATTGCTTTAAGTCTTTCCAACTTGGGTGATAATAATATGCTTTTATTTTTCCACTCTGAGCCTTTTCAGCTCTAAGGGTCTCCATTGGAAAGTGAGATACTTTTAGTATTTTTGTTTTGTTTTTGTTGTATGTTAGTTGTAAAGCACCTTGTCCTAATAATTTATAGTCATTTACAAGTCTCTTAATCTCTCTTGGTCTAAGAAGCTTTTTCATACGAATGTAATGCTCAGGAAATACCTCAGAATTAGTAGACTCCAATCCTCTACCGTATATCATATCAACAATACCATTAACACATCTACCATTAGTAGGACTGTCAAGATATCTTTCTATTAATGTGTCAAAGTAATCATTATTATCACCAAAAGTTACCCACTCTTTATTGTGAACTTCTTTTATCTCAGGTGAATTGTAAGAGGACATATTGACAACTCTAATACTATCTTTATACTCCTTTTTAATGGCGGTTTTTTTCATTATATTATGTATGTATTATCATCTGTCTTATTGTAAGACTTGTATATTGTATTGTTTCCTATAACGTGCTTTTCATCAAGGTCTCCATCAAAGCAGGTACTAAGCTCTATTTCTGCATCAGTAGCTATAGCTCTACGAACTAATTCTTTGTTTATTTGTTGTTGTGTGCTGTAAACCTTATCCCTATACCATAAAATACCATTTCTTGTTATTTCTAAATAATAGGTAGAGTCTTCTTGAAGAATAGTAGAAGAAAAGTTCATACTAATAAATTCCCCTGAATTACTTACAATAGCATTTGTAATAGATTCAGATACACCATCACCATCTCTTCTAAGATTCATAATAATAATCCCATCAATACGGTTTACTCTAGGTAAAATGCTTATGGTTTGCTGAGATGTATTTGGTATTAGTATAATCATAATATGATAACTAAATTATAATATTTTGTTTTATTTAATGAAAAACCCCACTCGCTAGAGTAGGGTCAATCAATTAAAAGTATTAAGAATTAACTAGTCTTAACATCTACACCTGCATTTACAAGGTCTACTGCTAAAGTATTAGTAAATCCTGCAGCACCTGAAGGTCTGTTTATAAAGTTAGCAGGTACTTTTTCCATACCTGTAAAACTTAAAGTATAACCTGACATATCAGCCATAGCACCACCTGTAACGATTGTACCACCTGTAACATCAGCTCCATGCTCTAATCCTGATAAAAATACGTTTCCGTTATTATCTTCGATTAAAATATTTGGTCTACCAAAAGCTAACAATTTAATTGTCTTGTGGTCTTCCTTTGTTAATTTTTTAAGTGTCAATTCTAACACTTGCTCGAAAGCAGTAGTTCCATTCTCTCTACTTGATTGAATGTTTTCTGTATAGGTAGAGTTTCCTCTAACCTCATACTTAAAAGCATCGACACTCGAACCAATACTGTCAATTACATCTGTATCTGAACTATCAAACTCGATGAGTCCTAATGTTCCATAATTTATAAAGTAAACGGCATTGATACCACCAACGCTGTCTTTACAGGGCTCTTTTCTCCCTAATCCACTAATATCACAAGCCATATTATTATATTTTTATTATTAATTAATAAAAAAGGGTAGATAGACTTACCATCTACCCTTTTTTGTATTTATTTATTTGTTATTAAATTCCGTACGTGACAATATCCTCAATTACTCCATACTGCACCGCAGCGGTATATCTCATGACTATCCTTACATTTTGCGAACCATCTAAATCACTCATGTCAAGTAATTTTACCTCATTTTGGTCAGACAATAATCCTGTAGCAAACCATAAGTTATCTTTAGTTGTAGATACAGCAACGTTATCTGCCAATCCATTTGCCATAAATATCTTTACACCATCAAAATATAAAATATTTACATCTTGATTATTTCCCATTGAACCTACACCTGCAGCACCTAATCCACCTGCAGCAAATCCCCCAAGACTTCTCTTGTAAGCGCGGAAGATATTCTGAGCCACATAAATATGTAAATCTTCTCTTCCATATAAAGCAGAAGGAATTGCATCTACAATCTTTCCTAATTCAGCAATTACGTTTGCAGCAGTTACAGTTGTTCCTGTAATTGTTTGAGCAGCAACAGCAGCACCATCAGCAGCTAATAAAGCAGTAAATCCATCGTATTCACCATCGGTAGCATCAGCACCTCTCCAAATTGTAGTCTCATTCTTTTGAGCTACTTTAGCAGCAACATATCCAATTAAATAATCTTGGAAAGATGAAGGTAAATTGTCAAAAGCAGAATAACCCATTTGAACAGCTTCCCAATCCGACCTGAAATCTTTTTTACACAACTCCAAATTTACTTGTAGTTCCTTTGGTTGAATTATTCTTTCAGTTAATGTTAAAGTTGAAGTATCAGCGAAATCACAAGAACCATCTTTTACGATTCCATCTAATTCCAATCTCTTTACAACTTCCTTGAATTTTACATTTGGACGAACAGTAAGTCCTCCATTTGCAATTGTGTTACCTGTAAGTAATGCTGCAGAAATGTATTTTCCTGCTGCCTGACCTGCATAAGTTGTAGTAATGTTTGTAGTAGTAGCCATTTTTTAAATTTTAGTTGTTAAATAACATTTGATGAACTCTTTGTTCAGTAGTCATGTTTTGGTTTCGGTTTAATATTAAACCATTTTTCTTTTCAATTGAGTTCTCAGGTGAATGCACAATTTCTTCTGCTTCTTCAGATAATTCAACCTCTTCTTGTTTTGATAATTCTTGAGGAACTTCTTTTAAGTCTCCCATTGGCTTATCTTCGATTAACGCTTTAATCATCGAAAGTAATTCAGATTTAACTGCTGATAATTCTTCAGGTGTTACGTACATCATTGGTGCTACTTCAGCAACCTCTTCTGTTGGTACTACAACCTCTTCTTCTACAGCAAGTAATACTTCACTAACTTCCTCTATAACTTCTTCTGTTGATTCTTCAGTAGATAACTCCACTGTTTCTTCAATTTTCTCCTCTACCTTAGATAGATTCAAAAGTTCTTTAACACTGTTAAGGATTTCTGTTGCTTTCATACTTATTGGTTTATATTAATATAACTATTTATAAATATACTGTCGTGTTTTAATTGTTATAACGTTGCAGGTATTAGCTTAGTAACCGTATTGATGTTGGTTAATTGAGTTGCTTGTGCAGCGGTTAAACCTCCTCCTCCACCACCATTGGTTAGGTTTGTAGTAGTATCAACTAAAGTAACGTTAGCTACTGCATCACTTGTAGGGTCAAACGTACTAAAGCCTGTAGCCGTAGCGAAATTCCCTTGATTTTGTTGTAGCTCGTCACTATCTACTAAAATTGCTCTTATTTTTGGCAATGCTGAGCCTGTGTACGTAGTCAAGTCTGTTAAGGTAGTTCCAATAGTTGTATTATCAGGAGCAACCGTATTAGCTCCATCTGTACCACGCATATTACTTGCAACAGTTGTAGTAGCTTTAAAATCGTTTGCAACAAATCCTGCTCTAATTTCCACAACAGTTGGAGGCGTAGTTGGTGCAACTGTATTTGCATTATCCGTTCCTCTCATATTACTTGACACCGTAGTGGTTGCTTTACTTGCATCTCTACTCGCAGTATCGGTTGTAACTGCTTCGCCATCTAAGGTTGCCTTTAAATCAGTGCCTGTAAAGTTTAATAAATCCGTTTTACCCTTAACACTTGTAATTTGTGCTAATTGTGCAGTTTCTGCTGCTGATAAAGCAGGTACTGAAACGTTTATGGGTGCAACAAAAACAATATTTCGCCAAACAACATCTATACCATATCCACTTGTAGTTGGTTGCTTGACAGGGTAGGTTAAATCTTCTCTAAATATTCTCCTGTTATCTGTTTGCCTTACTGATGTGGTAGCAGTGCTATCTAAGTACAAAGAAAGTACGCTATTATTTATTCTAAAGTTAGCTTGGTCTAATGCAGTAATTACACCAAAGAAATTTCTAATACCTCGTTCAAATGTAAGATTCCACTTCCACCAAGCATAAAACTCACCTACCGTAAAGTTCTGATTAACATTTAAGTCAACATCGTTTCCTGTATAGTCAGCAACAAACTTAAATATATTCTGACCATTTACACCTATGGCTGCATAAACAGAGTCAACAACTTGAGCAGCTAAAACTGACCATCCTGTTCCTGTGGCTATTGTAGTCGTTGAAAACTCCAAATAACTTGTTAGTCCACTTGTGTATGTTAATCTTCCC